AGTATAAGGAGAATTCTCCTTTCTAGATAGTAGTATTTTTTGATTAAGGTTATTACCAAACTGAGTAGACATAGCACCAGCATTCCATTCGTTGTTATTCTTATTAGATCTAACTGAAAGATCACATGGAACCGATCCTATACTATCCCAGAAGAAACACATATCAAAAGGCAGATTACCTTTTGCCTGTTCATCCATTAAGTCTGCTATATAAACAGCTACATCTTCTATAGTATTTAAAGTACCTCTATCTGCGTATAAGAAATGACCTTCGTAATCTGTAACTACTCCGTTAGCGTCAACTACTTCTTCTACTTGTAATCCCATTTCCTTAGCATGTTCCCAAGACCATTTCATCTCAGTTATAATAAAAACAGGAAGTATACCTAATTTTTGAGCATTGACTGCTGCTTCTATTAATGCTGTTGTTTTCCCTGTATCACTATGTCCTCTGAGTAGAGTAATATGACCAGTAGGTATACCGGGTAATGAAGTAATATCTTGAAAAGCTTTTGAAAGAGGTATCCATCCTTGCTCTTTAAATTTAACAGAAGCATTAGAATACCCTTTCTTCTTCTTAAAGTTACTAAGGTTAAACGACTTACGTACTGCAGCAGTAGCTTTTTGTTGAGTTTCTTTCTTTTTAGCCATTACTCGTTGAATAAGTCGTCAAATTTAGAAACTGTATCTTTATTCTCTGCTGTAGCTGTCTCTAACGTAAAGTCAGATTTAGCTGGAGCTGCTGGAGTTGCAGTTGCTGGTGTATCATCCGCTGAACCTGGGTTAAGATAATTCTGTAATTGTTTCTTAATAAAATCATAATCGTATTCAGTATGAACTTCTACAGGATTAGGTTGTGACTTTAACCATAAGTCTACTTGATCGTTATCATCTGACAAAGGAGTTTGTTTAGGTTTAATTCTAACACTAGTTTCAGGGTAAGGATTACCTTGAGACTGCTCAACTACCATATCCCATCCATTAATAACATCTGTAAAGTCTCCAATATCTTCATCTTCAGCTAAAGCTAAAAGTGCTTTATAGATAGTGATACCGAATCCCCATAATCTAACACCTTTCTCTTCTTCTCCTCTTACTATTACAGGAGCAAAAATTCTAGTCTTAGGGTTAATTTTACCTGATAGAGACCAGTTATCTTTATCAGAAGTTTTTCTAAGCTCTTTTACAAACTCTTCAATCGGGTCTTGTTTCCCGAAGTTAGATAAAGCTACCATAGGATATTTTCCAATACCGTAATGGAACTTTAACTCTTTAAAAGGAAATGCAGGGTCGTAAGCAGAAGGAACAATCCTAATAGTTTGCTTACCTAATTCTGGTTTCCAAAAAATTTTCGAATAGTCAGTCTTTTCTCTCTGCTGACCGTTAGTGTTTAAGGCATCTAGTTTAGCCTTAATAGCATTTAAATCCATATAACTTATTTTTATTTAACGTTAATTTATATTAAGATAAGAAAATTATCTTAACTTTCCAACTCTAAAATACGATGAAGTTTCGTATTTACCCTTTTAAGTTCAGGGCCTTTAGTTAGCAATATACAGTTTCTGAAATCAGACCAGTTTACTCTGTATGTTGTGTCTAATTTACCATCATTTAATTCTTTAATCAAAGTATTTAAAGCATTGATAGTATATAGAGTATTAGATTCCTTTTTACGGTGAACTAATATAGTATTTTCTAAAAATTGTCCTACGTTACCAAAGTCAACATTGTAGGTACAGATATATTCGTCTTGACTTTTAGAGTAAAGTACGAAAATTTTGTTGTAAATAATCTTGTATCTTGCTTGAATTTCCTCTAGGACAGAGTCTAATGTTTCTTCTGTTGCAAAAGTACAAAACAGTTTGTTGCTCATATCTTCATTATAGTAAATAGGATCGATATCGTAATCAAACCGTGGTTTTACTTTTAATTCTATCATATATAAATATCTTTTTAATCTTATAAATTTAAACTTTTTGAATATTTAAATTTAATTGGGTATTTCTTATTAGTTTCCATTATTTTCTCAAGTCCTTTAAGTGTCTCTTTACCATCATTAGTGCTAAAATCAAATAAAATAGCATCGTACGTATATAAAGCTATTTTAGTTTCTTTATCTCTTAGATAACTGAGTACTTCTTTCAAGATAAGAATATTTCTAGCGGTTTCCAAGCTTTGCATCATATAATTCATTAATTTAGCAGGATGCATTTCTTTTAATTCTTTTGTAAAGTGTTTATCAGATAATGTATTCTGTACAAAACCTAGTTTACTAAAAGATTCCCACATGTTATCGATATATTCTTGTATTTTTTGAAATATAGATAAATTTTTATGCTCTTCTGGTATTTTACCGTAAATCGCTTGAAAGTTAATTTGTTTTGCACTATTATACTCTTCTTCTGTAATATCTTCTTTATCAAAATACATCTTTGCTAGATACTTATGAGCAGAAGAAGATGGTATTTTAAAATCTATTTCATCGCAAAGTAAACGAAGATGATAGCCATCAAAATCTAGCTCAACAAAAAAATCATTAGTAGGTTTAAAGCAGTTTCTATATTCTTCACCTTTAGGAATAGCAGCAAAGTTTACACTATTGAAAGCATTAGTAGGACGTGAAGTAGCATTATATAGATTATAAGAAGTATAAACAGTTTCTTTACTAATATTATATGAAGAGTTACGAGGTGTAAAGTTTTTAATAAAATTGTCTAACTCTATACCTAATCCAGTTTGCTCTATAAGAAAAAATACATTAGTTGCAATATTATTATAAAAATTAAACCCAGACGGTAGTTCAATATCAATATAGCTCTTTACACTATCGTAAACTTTTTCACAAGATTCGTAAAGTTTAGAGATAGGAATAATTTGATTTATATTAGATCTATCTGAGAATTTATTATAAAAGGAATTAAGTGTATTATTTTCTCGTGAATAATCTAATCTATCATAAAAAGTCATAGAGTAAAGTAAAGATACATCTGTTGCATGCTGTATATTAAAGTGGTACAGCAAGTTTTTCTTATCTAAAGTATAAAGTGTTGTAAAGGAATTAAGAATATCGGATACACGTTCTTTATCTATATTAAGGCATTCATCGTGGTTTACAGGAAGTATAAATCCGTGCTTACTGTTTATAGGTCTTATATAAACTGCTACTGTAGATGTCAATTTAGGATGATAGTTATTATTAGAACTTATGATATCTACATACCCTCCTAATCTTCCTAAACTTTTAATTCTGTCTAACTGTGTATCTGTTTCTAAAATATAAAACACTTAAATAACCTTTTACTCTAAGTTACGATAAATATTTTAATTTACAAACTCTTTATAGTCTGTAATATATGAAGTAATACCGTCAAAGGTATTATTAAGTCTTAAAGTAGCTATACGGTTATTATGTTCAGCACCATAGTAAAGATAGTTATTTATTAACCGATTTTCAACTGGTCCCTGAATTATCCAGTTTAATTTTGCCGATTCTATGTTAGGTGCTTTGTCAAAAAATAGATATTTTTTCTTTGATACCTCTATAATTTTTTGGTTAGTAATTTTTTTAAGAAAATATCTTGTCCAAATTCCATTTTTAACTACCGTTAAATTAGGTTCTACTTTATCTTCTACAAATAACGGTCTTACAACTTGTTCTTCTTCTATGGGTATAAGTTTTTTAGAGTTATCTTTTGCTTGTTTACCGGTTAAATATTCATTTTTATAAGTTACTACATACCACCCTATATAGTTTTCTTTATTTAGTAAGAATTCTCCTCCTGGTGTATGTTTTGGACTGCTATATTTTGATTTAGGTAATCCCATTATGTAAATATAATTTGTGATGTTACGTTAGTAGTCCATTTATTATCGTTAACTAAATGATCTAAACCTGTTACTATATATGCTACTCTATTTTGATATCTTTTAGGTAAAAAGAATTCGTTTACTTTAAATGCTTGACCTACTTTTATTCCGCTAATGCCTTTCATAGTAAAGCTAAGCTCAAAAGGAATTAATCCAGGAGCATTAATTTTTTTATCTACAGTAATTTTATTTAAATATTGTTCTGTCACTGATTGATGCAATACTGCTATATCATCAAATTCAGATTCAGGTAAATCAACTTTAAATTTGCTTGTAGGTTTATTAACTCTAGTTATGAAATCTTTAAGTTCATCATCTTTTTCTTCAAATACTTTAGCTCTTTCTTCTAAAGTTTCATTTTCTGTTTTATTACTTGCTTTTTTATTAGCTGTTTTTTTATCAGCTTTTTCGTATAAATGTCTGTCTCTAAGACCAGTATTCCATCTTTGAAGATTTAAAGTATCTGAGTCAGAAGTATTAGATGATCCTGCAGCAATAGAAAGCATTGTAGTTAACTTACCAGAGATTTTAGATACAACGCTTAAATCAGATACTTCTGTTCCTAAACCTGCTACATCTATATATGAATGAGGTAAAGAAGAATCATCAGGATCTTTTTCAAATTGTTTTTCATCAGGTATTATCTTCTTATCAATAATTGAGTAAGTAGCTTCATCTTCATCATAGTGCATATGAAATTCATTTATATCTCCTAAATTAGTCTGAATTCCTTTCAAAATACTATCAATAAATACAAAAACAGTTCTATCCTGTTTGCTTTCTACTTTTCCTAATTCTTCTAATTTAGCTAAAATGTAGTCTATATTGATATAGATGCTAAGTATTTCATCTACTGGTCCGGTAGCTTGATTAGATAAATTATAAGCATAGTCAGAGTTATCAGTAGATTTACCAGGTAGTAAACATATGTATGGATTTAATGCAATATGTTCTGGAAAGGTAGTAAAAGCAGGAGAAAATTCTTTTCCTGTTTCAAAGTCTACTATATTTTTACCGTCAGGTCCTTGTAAAAGACCTGCTTTATTTACTACTGATAAAAAATCTCTTAAAGTAATATATTTAAAACTATTGGATGTAGTAAAAGTAGTATTACCAGAAAAATAAGATACTGGTATAGAAGAGTCTTTAAAAATATCTATATAATCAGGTGCATTCTTTTTTATAGCGTCTAATATAAATGCAGTGTTAGTTGATATATCTGAACTATCTTCAAAGTCAGAAATACCGGATGCGTTTTTAATAGCCTTTAAAACACTTTCTAATTCTGTATTTTTGTCTTGATCTTCTTTCAATTTATTATTTGATACAAATAACTGTGATATAGATGATATTACTTCACCTTTTGATATTACATCTACTTGACATTCATAATTACCTCCGTTATAACTCCATTGAAAGTTTT